GAAGAGAACACAGGAGTATTTGCCTGTCCGCCCATTCCTGAGTGCTGGGTGCAATAATAATAAAGGATAGGTGCGTTTTCTGCTACAACTATCTGGGTATAAGCGCCAGAACTTCCCGGCGTCCCTGACGTTGTTACGCCTGTCGTGTATTCGCTGCCACCAGCATGTGTGCCATTGGGCGTAGTGCTAAAACGCAGGGGATGACCGCTGTTAGATGACGCAGATTGATCGAAGTAATACGTCCTGCTTTCCATCAATTCTAACGTGTCTTGCTGAACTCCTCCGATAAAGTATTTATTAGCGCCTCCAACATTCTGAACAGTAACTGTTAGTGTCTGTACGGCAGATACATCTGTAGCCACGCCACCATCACCCGCTTGACCTTGCGCTAGTATTTCAGTTTGAATTGTGGCTTGCGCCGTGCCAACGCCGCCTGATCCACCAACACCTGCCTGTGTTGTTTTTTCAACTTCAAAGTCAGAAAAGCCAATAAAGCCGGGGGCGCTTACCCCAACGCCGGGGCGCAAACGTCGATCTATCGTCCAGTCCTGAGTGTATCCGATAAAGACAACAACATTTTCAGGATCTGTGTCTGGGCGAGGATTACGCAGCGCAGTCGCATCTACTACGTTCTTTGCAGGCGTTAGCTGTGGCTGCTTTGGATCAAAGTCTTCTGGAGAAACACGCAACCCATCCCAAGTGGTTTTCAACTTGGTATAAGGAACCCGAAGGCCACTTATGTCGCTTATCGCTTGGGATTTTTTTCCTGTTGCGTATTTCGCCATTATGATAAGTTCAGCGCAGTTGGCTGAATCCTTAAAGAAACACCATCATTGTCAGAAGCCGCCGCGAAAGTGAATGCACGTTCATACATTTCGTTCAGTATTGTGAACTTTTCATTTGCAAACTTTAGAGACATCTTGCTGGCCAGACCAGCGCATATGCACTCGTTCCAACGGTACGGGATGTCGGCATCCTGATTAGACGCTGTAACGTCCTCAAGCTGGCGTATGGCCCAGTAGACCATGCTGTATGTTGTCCTGTTTGGAACCTGCCAGAAGTAAGCTATAGGCGTAAACTGCTTGTCTAGCATATACTGGCTGGGCTTGCCGGGGGACGTTTTGTTTGGAAGCTGGTTATAGTCAGAGATCGACACGCGGTTGATGATCTGGTCGGACGTGTTTGTCCCAGAGCTATCACGCACAACGGCGTCAATAATGTCGATAGTGCCTACTGGCAAAGTATAGCTTATCTGCCCGTTTACGAGCGTCAAAGTCTGCTGTTCCACCGCCCAGTAGTTGATGCCCCTGTTTGCCCACTCAGAAAAGAGCAGGTTAAGGCTGCGCCTTGCGGACACAGCCCTATCACCTGTTTGGGTCTGTGGGTCTAGGCCACAGCGTTCAAATGCTTCGGTGATGATCTCTTCAACGTCTGGTCGAAACGATACCGTGTTAGAAGTCGCCATCAGATCACTCCTTTAGTATTCTTTGATGACCCTTAGAACCAGTTGGTAAGAATCTCCAACAGCGCCAGCCCCATCAGTCGTGAATTTAATATCACCAGTTGGGTTTGTGCCATATGATTTAGTTGAAGGAAGGCCACCAAACTTAGAAAAATCATGATATCCGATATCGTCATCACCAATGTTCATCAAAATGATGTTTACATCAGCGGCAGCCAATATGCGAACTGTCATGCTTTTAATAACCCACCAGCCTTCAATAATGCGAACAGCACTACAAGGTTGACCACTCGCACTTTTTGCAAGTGTTGAAACGTCAATCTTCATAACTGCGCTTTCGTTTCCACCATCAACGTATTGATACTGGAAAGCGAAAACGGCCTCTCTTACACTATCACTTAGCTTTTTTACTGATACAATGTCAGCCATTTGCTACTCCTATAGTTGTAGGTGGGGATTAAACCCCACCATAAATTTTAAAGGTCAATAGCTTGCTGGTACAAAACAGTAAAACGAATTGTTCCAGCGTTAGTAGCGCCAGTAGTTGTTACTGTAAGACGTTTTTCAGTACCAACGTCTGCCCAGACCAATGCTCCACCAGCTTCAGTAGTTGGGTATTTACGACCCGCACCAGAAGCTACCGTGATAGAAAAAGCGTTTAGGAAAGTAGCGTTACCGCCAACAGTGTCGCCAATGCTTAGTACGCAAGTTGCGTTTGCAACAGCGACAGGTAAATCAATAACAATGTCAATAATTTGTGATTTAGCCGGAATTACGATATCGGTAACAGTGGCCGTTTGTGCGCCTCCTGCGGTACTAAAATCAGTGGTTTGAGCCATAACGACTTGACCAGTGTTTTTAATATTTAAACCTAGAGTAGTTCCAGTTGTTTCTTTAATTGTGCCAGCCTTTATTGGGCCAGAAAAAGTTGTAGTACCCATGTCGATCTCCTGTCTGGGTTAAGTCAGTCACGGGATGTGACTGTCAGGGATGCCTGCACGATACAACAGCTCTAAACAAAAAGAAAGAGGAGATCCGAAGACCTCCTCTTAATCATAACATTCTGGAGAAATGTTATGCTCCTTCGGAACCGAACACGCCACGCCAGTCGGTGTAGCCGAAGCTGTAACGCTCACGCACTTTATAGCGCACGTTACCAGTTTCGAAGTCACCTTCCATGCCTTTTTTCATAGGCGAGCGTTGGAACATTTTCAGTCCATCAGGGACATCAGTTTGCACGAAGAATGCATCTGAGTCTGTTAGACGGCGCATCACATGATAACCTTTTGGCAGGTAACCGCCAGAACGTATAGCATTGATGTCGTTGTCAGCAGTACCAGTGCGAAGCTGGGATTCCAGCAAACGCTCTGCAACAAAGGTGTAAGCTGTTGGGATAATCAACTGCGTACCTTGGGCAGCAATCCGAAGACCACGATCATCCTTCATATCCGCGATTTGGATAAGAATGGCTTCAAGTGAAACTTCTGACAAGTCAGCCGCTGTGGCTAACGTGTTGGACTGGTTTCCGTTCTGCGTTGGGTGAGCGACACTCAAAAGAGTAGCGCCATCTCCACCAGTTGCAGTTGTCGCAGTATTCAAAATGTTAGACGCTTTGATTTCCTTAGAGGAAGACATTGAGCGAGCCAACGCTTTTGTATAACGCGCAGCGATTGAGCCGTACTGGCCATCCTCTTCAGCTTCCTCAGTAATTGAGAATGCCAAAGCAACCGTTTCGTGCTGGTAACGTGCAGTCCACTGCTGGCCAGCATCATCATAAGATATCGCTGAACCTTCAGATTTAGTTGGGGCAGAGCCAAAACCAGATAGCAGGACGTCTTCCTCGAATGCCTTCTGAGAAGTATTCGATGCGAAGACCGCTGCATATTCGGCAGGGTAACTGTCATATTCTAGGCCAAACAAGGTGTTTAGACCCGGCTCAAGCATTTTAGCAAAACTTGCTCTATTCATAGCCATGATTTAAATCCTTCCTTAAATGCCTGCTGTAGCTTTAAGAAGATGCTCATTTATGAGAACCTCCATAATAGCGTTCGCACCAAACGCATTGTCTGGTGCATCGTAAAGCGCAAGGATTCTACAGGAAGCAGTTCCCGCAGCCATTGTGCCATTCAGTTCAAAGCCAGATTGACCTGTAAGGGTCGAACCTACGCCTGCAACAACATCGCAATTGTTTCCAATGTTTGTTTGTGCAGTAGTTCCAGCGGACTGGGCGCGATACACAGTGTACGGGCCATCATATATATGGGCAATGATGTCAGTAGCAACTGTGCCTGATGGCCAGTACTCACTATAAACATATGATCCGTCCGCAGCGGTGAAAGAACACCCATCGAACACACCAATGTTATTTACTTCAGTAGCAGTATGCGGTGTCACAACACCACCAGCAGTAAGAATGCAGAGATCACCTTTGAAGATGTTTTCTGCTAGACCACTTGTGATGGTATACTGATTTGTGCGTGGTGCATTACCGCTCATGTGACGAATTGGGACAAACCCAAAGGCAGCATCAACATTTGCCATTTTTTCGCTCCTATAGCGTTAAGGTTAATCGCTCATAGCAGAAAGACTTCTGCCGCGACTTGAAGAGGACTTTCGATCCTGATGGATCGGTTGTCCATGACGCCGTCCTAACGCATCAAGGTCACCTGCAACGGATTCGTTTTGCTCACCATTCTTTTCAGAATAGTATTCTTTCATTGATCTATGCCGTTCTTCTGGCATTTCACAGAGCAACATTCCTTCGATGCCTGTACAACCTTGCCACTGACCGTGATTGATAGTCGGAAACAACTTACTTTTCACAGTTTCAGCTTTACGCGGCTCCCACCCTTCACGCATACGTTTGTATACGTTGTCTGGCGTATCTTTCCCTTGAATCGAGGTCGCTACCCACCGTTGGACATAACCGGGACGTGCTTCGGGTGCATCCAAAAGTGCTGGGGGTTTCCATGCAGTCATAGGACGTGAGTCCTCATCACGCACAGAATTACGAGCTTCGTCCGCACGAACATTTCTTTTCTCAGTCATGATTATTGTTCCCTCTGTTGACGACGAATTTCGGCTTCATATTTTTTAAGGCCATCTGCGTCATTAATTCCAAGTTCCCGTGCCATTCTGAGATGATCTTGCGACATCCTCACTCTATTGCCCTTGTAACTAGAACCGCCTGTAGTGGGGGCGACTGGTGGTCTACTTTTTGTTCTAGGCTTACTTGGACTTGATCCAGAAGATAACTCAGGAAATACTTTTTGTAAACGGTTGTTTAAATGGTCGTAATATTCGTCCGAATTTTTATCGAAACCTTCGAGGTCAAGCTGGACATCAATAGCACGGGCCGCTGCTGTTTCACGCTCAAAGCCTGCGGAGTTGAACCAGTTGTTTTTCTGCCACCATCCCATAGCCTTTGGGGGAGCGGGGTTTTGTGCAGCTTGCTGTGCGCGGCCCACGGTAGGCGATACGGCACGTTGCTGACTTTGTTGTTTTTGCATTTCAGCAATACGCATAGCCGCTCGCATGTCGGCCATTTGCTCTTGGAAGTTAACCTGCGCGTCTGTGTCGCCTTCCTCCACAGCTTTATGTAAAGCCTGCTTGGTTTGAACATAGCGTTGATTGAAGTTCTCTTCAGCAGATTGCTGTGAGCCTTTCTCTAAGCGTTCCAGACGTTTTTGGAGCTGTTCATTTTGCTCCTGTGTCTGACGCGCTTGTATCTCAGCCTCACGGCGCTGCCCTACGAGCTTTTGAATGCGCTTCTGGACCTTGGGGCCATAGTCTGGCTCCTCTTGCTCTTCAGCAACGTCCACAGCCTCCTCACGGGCTTCCTGCACCGGATCGTCAATTACTTCTATCTCGAAGTCATCAACCTCACCTTTGGCCTTTTTGATTTCGGCCTCGATTTCATTCATGATGTCATTTTCTGCCATTTTATCACCCTACATATGCGGCGACTTCAACGCCATCTGGCAAAATCGATGTGATTTCATCATCGTTCAGCAGAAGGAATTTAACGCCCTTGATAACAAGTTTCTGACCAGCATATTTTCCATAGGTTATGCGATCTCCAACCTTGGGAGTAACTTCGGTACGCCAGCGTTCACCAGTGTCCCTGTCCCGATATGCCAAGTCGCCCAAGGCACAGACGGCGCCATGAGCTGTCAGGTATTCTTCATTATCTTGTGATATTGTTGGGAGGTGTATCCCGCTTGCGGTTTTTTTCTTGACCTGATTAGGCTGGACTAAAACCTTCCAATTTAAAGGTATTGGCAGTTGTTCCGAAGTTATACTGGCTTCGGTATCTTCGTCAGTGTAAGTTTTATCATGTTGATGAGACATGTCATTCATCCTCTTCGTTTATATTTTTAATCGTCTCGCGGATAATCTCAGATGCTTGCATTAAGCCTTCTGCGATCCCTACGTTTTTTTGGTATGAGCTAAAGTCGGACATCCGACCATCGACCATACTCTCAGATATCTCCAGCTTTTGTTTGTCCAGATTTTTTCTGATCTGCTGAAGCAGGTCGCTCACTGTCATCTTTGACGCCTCCACGCATGGATACGCCAGTGACGTGAATAGTCACATCTTTTTTTTCCTCTGACATTTAGTATCCTTTCTTAGGGTATGGCTTCTTTACAGGCTTTTTAACCTTCTTAACAACTTTCTTTTTCATGTTTTTTCCTCCTGACATTAATTTTCCAAAACTTGCACGGTTCATTTATACTTCTCCTGCTGATAATTCACGTGCTAGTATCTTGAGAGTATCGGCAAAGCCCTTGTCCAATTCTTTAGCCGCCATAGCAAATTTGCGTGGCGATACGTCATCGCTGTCCAGTCCACGCCGCTCTAGGAAGCTCTTTGCTGCCCTGATTTCTGCCTGCGCTACGCGCTTAACTGCCGCTCTGGCCATCTTCGCCTCCTACTTGATCTAACGCTCCGTAGCCCAACATACCGCTGACTGGCAAAGAATACAATAAATTGGAAGATTCAGACTTATCAGGATCAAATGCTGCATTGACTGATCGTATGTTTTTAGGGTCTAGAACAATAAAGCTATCCTCTACAGGCGCATCCATTACCTTAGTACTCCCAGAGCTGCGGGGCTAAGTGGCCCGTCCACGTCTTCTGCGCCTCTGAGGTATCTAAGCTCAACTGGAATGCTTGGCCTGCCGCTCTCAATGCCCTCAATGATCCTGTGATTGCCCTCAACGACAAACGGTACGCCATCTTCGCGCACTTGGATCAATATTGGCGCCTCTTCGTAGCCAGTCTCTGCAATAGATTTACGCAAGTTCTCTATCTTTGTTGGATCTGGCCTATATCTTTCTTCGCCAACAGACCCCGCTATATTTTGGAGTGTTTTTGGATCAAGACGCAATCTCTCTGTGAAATAACCTGTAACACCTTCACTAGTCCCCAAAGTAGATTGATAGGTGTTTGGCCTCGCGCCTTCACGGGCTTCTTGAGCATACCGCAACTTGCTTTTCAGCCAGTCACCGCCGGGGTTATCTATCTTCAGCTTGGGCATGGTTGTAACTTCAGGCGCTTTGCTGGCTGATGTGGCAGCCTTAGATGCTTTGCCCAACTTGCTGAATATACCAATAGCTCCAAAATATGGAGTTAGATATTGCTCTGCAAACTCAACACCAGCCAAGGCATCTCTGGCAAACCTGTCTTCCGACCCTTCTTTTTGAAACGGAAGTTGCTCTGCCACGAATCCAGCCCCGTACCCAAGGCCACCCATAAGAGCATTTATTGCACCCAATCCAACATCAGCTACACCGCCATAAACGTATTCAGCGCCCGTTGGCCCACCGGGGTAAAACTTCATCTCAGGTAAGGCTTGAGCCACACCTTGACCTGTGACCGCATTTTTAAATGATTGACCAGCATTGCTAATTGATTCGTTTCCGTAATCAAAACCGTAGTTGCTCAGAGGATCTTGATTGTATTCAGTAAAAATTGACTGTTCTTCAGAAGGCGCAACATATCCAACTGGATCTGCCCTTGGCGTCATTGAATTAGCAGCTAAATAATCAGCATACGCTTGGGATGGGATGTTTGGCTGTCCGTCTGGACGGAACGCGCCCTGCGGAAAGCTCGTTCCAATCTTTAGAAATGTGTCAGCCATATCACCACGCCTTACATGACCAGTATCTGGCCTTTGTTTTCGGTCCGGGTTCATCACAATTGTGACGCGCCCTAAAATTAGATCTGCGGCCCTTTTGGTTTTTCTTGATCTTCATGTTGGGATCGCCAAAGGTCACACGCTTAATCTTATCACCGTCCGTCACATATACCACAGACTTCTTCTTGCCGTAAGATGTCTCGCCCTTGGATATGCGGCGTGGGTTGTTCAGCTTGACGCTCTTGCCTTTGTACGTTGCCATTATTCGATCCCTGCTT